TCGTAGACGTAGTACGCGGGTTCGGGGACCACGTGTCGGCCTGCATTTCCGAGCCACCATTGCTGGACGGCGGTCATGGACCTACTCCTTGGTCTTCTTGATGAGCTTCGAGTAGACGAAGTACCCGGCTTGCAGCACGATCCACGCCAGAGCAGCGATCTGCACCCAGTCGGAAAGCGGAAGGCCGGCGAACACCATGCCTGCTACTGCCACAGGGGGCGTGCTGACAACGTGGTGCGTGTTGTCGTGGTTCATGTCGCACTTCCAGAGATAAACCAACGGCCGCTTGCGACCTTGGTGATGGAGAGGGTGTTTCGAGGGGCGAGCGTCCAGTCGGCCTTGCCGTCCGTATCCTCGTCGCCCTGCAGGATGCCAACGGCGCTAGAAAAGGAGATAGCCATCTCGCTCGTGCTGTCGTTGATGATCGTGCACAGGAACTCAGTAGGCAGCGAGTTAGGAACCGCCACAGCTGTGTGGTCCGTCTTGTAGTGCGCCTTGCCGTTGTCGGCAGAGAGCACTGTCGAGGAGCCGCTGTACGTGTTGTGCCGCATGGCACGCCAGCCCAGACCCTCGAGGTCGAGAGCATCGAGCTGCCCCTGGATGCCGCCGATGAGGTCGAGCAGGGAGTCGTAGGAAATGCCGGTGACGGTCGCCCCGTCGAGCACTTCGGCCGCGCAGAACACGGCCTGCCGTGCGATTCGGTCCAGATTCGCCTCGGACTGCACAGCGCCGTCGTCGAAGTCCACCAGCACGTCGTCTTTCGGCGTGTCGCGGTAGATCACGAATCGCGTGGCGCTGGCAGGGATCGGCGGGCTGTCAACCTGGAGCTGGAATTCGCCGATGAGGTCGCCTTCGGCCAGGGAGAGGTACTGCCGGGCGCCCGCGGCGTCGAGGTAGTACGCCTTCACGTGCTCGGGATATATGTACCCGCCGGAGAACGTGAAGTTCCAGACCGTTTGGACACCATCGAATGGGCCGCCAAAGTGTGTCTGGCTGTAGAGCTGCTGTACGACGGTAGCCATGATGTCGTCCTGAAAGGAATTGGGCCCCAGGGCGCGGGTGCGCCACTAGGGAAGTTTGCTTTTACGGTGCCGTATCAGCGCTCGTGTTTGAGCGCGTTGACGGCAGGGATCAGCCAAGGGAGGCGTGAGAAGGGCAGGTTCTTCACCAGCTCGTGCACGTCGGTGCCTTGCCGGTTGTCCTGGAGGGCACCCCAGATGTCGTTCACTTTGCCGGCGGCTGGTGCAATCACGTTGCCCGTGAAGGACTTGTTCGCACCGGTGCGACCCCCTGTGGGCTGGAAGCCCCCAATGGCCGAGAGCGCGTCGAGCAAGTCCCCCGCGAGGCCAGAAAGCGCCACGTAGTTGAGGGTTTGCCTGGCGATCTCCGAAGGGTGCAGCCGCTTCTCGAGGAACTCTTCCTTGTCAGGTCTGCCGACCGACTGAAGGCCCATGCGCACCATGTAGATCGGTGCGGCGATGCTCATTGTGCCCAGAAGCATACCGAGTGCCTTGGCCGTCCCGTGGTTACCCACTTGGCGGTTCCACTGCTTGTCGATCGCCACCAGGCTGAACGTCCGGAACTGCGTCATCAGCTTCAGCAGCGAGCTGTGCGCCCACTTACCGGTCTCGCCGATGAAGTGCCCCTGGATGATCTGCTGCGTGCCGCGGTGCACCGCCGTGACGAACTCGTCGGCGGCAGTGCCGTTCTCGATCTTGGTGATGTCGAACGCCGTGAGGCGCCCGCTACCGTCGAAGGTGGCGGCCTTGTCCAGACTCTGCCGCAGGGTCGCAGCCAGCTCGGGCGTGACGCCCATGTCGGCCAGGGCCACGTCATCTTTGCCTTCTCGGATGTACCGCAGCGCCTTGTGCACGATCTGCTCTGCTATGCCGCGCTGCTGCGCCGAGCTGATTGCACGCCACAGGCTGAGCTTGCCCTGAAGCGCCACGCCACCGCGCAGCAACCGGTCACCGGCCGTCAGTGTGTCCACGCCGTAGGTCTCGTGGATGCGGTCGGGCATGTCGAACGGGAACACCATCTTGTATGCGTCCGTGCCGAACTCGGCCCCATACGTCTCGAGCGAGCCAATGATCGGGTTGTCCACGCGCTCCCCGCGGGCCAGCGCCAGGATCTCGCTGCGCAGCCGGCCGAAGCTGGACACGGAGGCGAGGGCGTGGCGCGTACCCAAGGTGAGGGCACCGTTGATCGTTTCGGCCAGCTGATTGAACCCCATGCCGCCCAGGCTCGCGAGCGAGTTGAACTGCATGGCTCGGTCCAGCCACTGAGACTTGGACCCAAAGGGGCGTCCGAGCATCTCTGCGGAAACTTGATCGAACGCTTCGAGGGTTGCGTTGTCCGCTTTGGCGCCGGCCCGACCGAAGTCCGCCATGGCCTGCCGGATAAGCTTCAGGCCGGTGCCGCCAGGAATACCGTGCCGCATGAGCGCAGTCTCCCCGCTGACACGTGACGCTTGAGAGTGCAGCAGCCCCAGCTGGTCGGTCTCGAACAGGTCCAGCAGGCGGAACTCCTTCCCGTCCGCAATGTACGTGCGGGTGAGGTCCAGCTGCAGCCGGTGCCGGGTATGCGCAGGCTGCGCACGCAACACGCGCCTACCTAGGGCTTGCGCCTCGTCCCGAGACATCCCCATGGCCGCCGCTGCTTCCTCAACGATGTCAGCAGCTTCGGCGTTATGCACACCGATAGGTGCTGATTGCCCAGTGGTCGCGCGGGTCTTGATGGTCTCGATGTACCGAGAGGCCAGGGACCCGCTGAAGGCCTCGTCAAAGCCCTCGATGCGCTGAAACTGCTCGGCAAGTACGCCGTGCAGTACGCGCTGCGTTTCCGGCGAAGCTTCGCGGAGCTTGGCCGCTTGCATTCGGTGAGGCATATACCCGAAGCTACTATCCGGCAGGGCCTGCCATCCAGGTGTCTTGGCGGCCACTTGCTTCGCACGCATTCGCTCGTAGGCGGCTTCCAGCACGTCCGCAGCGGCATGCACAGTGGGCGGGTGGTCGCTCACACGGCCACCCAGGCGGTTCTCCATTTCCACGGCTACGAGCTTGTTGAATTCGGCGTGGCGCTTGCCTCCGATGTGGTCCTCAAGCATGTTGCCGCCATTGACGTTTCGCCACTCGGTGTACGCACGCTCGAAGTCGTTGATGGCGTTCCCCATGAACAACCGCTCGTCGCGCCACTTCGCGATAGCCGCGGTACTGCGCCGGCCGGCGGCGCCGGAGCCAGACTCCAGCAGCTCCGCGGCAGCCATGCGGGCCACCGGGTTCTCGCTCGCCAGGAGCTTCAGCGCCGTGGGCGCCAGGCCGCTCAGGGGCTTCGCTTGCAGCAGCTTGGACATCCGCGCCTTGTCGGGCATCGGGTACACCTCGGCCTTGCGGTACAGGTGCACCATGGCGGCCTGCTGAGCACGCTGCGAGGCGCTGTCGGCACGCATGATGTCGATGCCGTAGTCCCGCATGATGTCGGCGTCGGTGCGTGGGCCGGCGGGGATGCCAGCCACGTCCAGATTGGCGCTGGTGGCAGCGCCCTGTGGGAACACCAGACCCGGCGACAGGAACTCCTGCTCCATGCGCTTCGCCTGCGTCATCTGCCCGTCGAGCACGCGGTTGTAGAACTCGTGTGCGGAGTCGCTGCTCTTGAACAGGCCCCTCTTCTTGGCGTCAGAAAAGAACGCCATAACCGCCTTGACGGCCTCAACGATGCGGCCCCGCAGCGATGCGGTCAGGCGCGGGTCCTTGTTCGCCGTGAGGCGGATCAGGTGCTTGACGTACTGCTCCGCCATGTACTCATCAAAGCTCGCCGCGTACGGCGTGCTCTTTATGGCGTCGTTCTTGGCGCTGCGGTTCGTTATCGCAAAGCGCTGCTCGACGGCCTTCGGGCTTTGCACCAGGAGGTTCTCGAGGAACTCGGCGTAGTCCTTGCGGATCAACGACATTAGGTCGTTCGGGATGTACCGCGCCTTCTCGTGGAATATCGCGTGTCCCAGCTCGTGCATGCCGGTATGAAGAGTGTCGAGCGACGAATCTGCGCCCAGACCGATCATGTGCACGTTTCCGATGCTCATGACCTCACCCTTGGCGCCGGCTGTCTTCACGGCGTCACCAATGTACACGCGGGATTCCGGGCCCAGGTACTTCGGCGCCAGCTCCCGCAGTGTCGCGAGCGTGCGAGCCAGCTTCGGATTTGCGGCGGCCTCTGGAGAGACGTGAACGCCGGCCGGGAGGTCCAGCATGTCCTGATAGGTTCGCCCGTTCGTCAAAGTCCCGATGGTCTTCTTCCAACCTTCGGACGTGCGGGCAGACATGAGCCGCCCTTGCAGGTACGTGGGGCTGTCCCACCGGACCTCCACGGCCTCGCGGAATGAAGTGTCGCTACCCTTGCGTGCAGCCGTGCTGATACGCGCTTCCGCC